CACCTCAGCAGCGCTCGCGGCGGATACGGGTCCAAGCCTTCTAGGGTTTGCCGCAGACGTTAGTGCCCCGGGCATTCGAGATGGGCTCGCCAAAATGAGAGATCTTGTCTCGCTCCCTGACTACACAAGTGCGGAAGGCGCTGTGAGCGATGGAATCGGCAAGCTCATGCCAGGAGCTAGCAGCCTCGCACTAACGTCCGCGCTAGCGCCCGAAACCGGAAACGCCCTAATTGGCTTTGGCGACGCGTCTGTTTACCAAGGGACGCCTTCGACGCCTTGCATCAGTCACGCCCCAACCAACCCGGCGAAGGTCGAAACGCTCTACTTCGGCATGCGGTTCTCGCAAGACCAGTCAGCACCCATTGGCGGCGGGACGACGAACAACCACGCCATGCTGAAATGGGAGGGGGGTCAATACAACCGCTCGCTTTTCAACACGTTCACGGCTGGGCAGTACGGCATCAGTTTCACCTTTGGTGCAGCCTCTCTCGCGGACCGCAGACACAAATTCGGTCAGGCAATCGGCAACACCTTCGATGACATCCAAGGTATGTCCATCGAGAACATCGGCGCCAGCTACTCGGCGCTGGTCGGCAATGTGGGCGATGCCGGCGGCTCAGTGCATCACGCGATTCGACTGTCTGGCTACCGATCTGCTGGCGGCGACTCGACCGATGCCGAGTGCAAAGGTGTTGTTGGTTCAGCGAATGCGTTCCTTGGAACGGCGCGCGGACTCGCTGCACAGAATGCCTCCAGCCTTTGGAACCTGCAAGCAAACTATTTCGAAGACTGTGACTACGCGGTTCAGATGTTCACTGCAACCTCGCCGGGTAACTATCCGCAGTTGGGTGCGGTTGGTTTCACGGCTTCGAACGTGGGCCGAGCAATCTATGGCGTTGGCTTCGGTTACTGCACATTCGATTTCACGGCTGAAGGCTCTGCTTCTACCGGAGCCTTCGTAGAAGAGACGGCCGATGTAAGCGCGCTCGGACACAATCGCTATCGAGGGACAATAAAGAATACAGCTACTGGACACAACGCAACGATGCTGCGTTATAGCCATAACGTTGTAGATCTGATCGTTGATGGCGCCGGAAGCAATGGCGTTTTCATTGCTGGAAACTACAACACGGGTCAGGTGGTCGTTTCTAATGCGGCATCTGCTGGTGTAGCGATTTCTGGAAGCAACAACCTCATACGCTGCGTTGTCACAGGGTCTGGCAGCAACGCTGTCTCAATTTCTGGTAATAACAATGTGGTTGAGATCGTGACCGATGGGAATGTCTCAGTCACTGGTACGGGGAACCAGATCAAAGGGCGGATCGCTGGAACGATCGCCAAAGGCACCGGGAATGACTACGCCGGGGTACAAGGTTTCTTGGCGAGTGGCGATCTCACCACTACTACGAACGCGAGTGGTGAGATTACGTTTACACCAGCGCTGCATGCAAGTGCCACTGCTACCGGTATCTCCGCAATCGTGCAGAACTTCACGACTGAGTATCGAGTTCGGCTCAAGTCATTCACTGGAGGTGTAGGAACACTAGTCATAACGAACCCAGCTGGTACGGCGGTAGCAAGCACGTCCATTCAAGTCAGGTGGAGCATCCAAGCCACATGAGAAAATCTCACAACCCGCTTCGGCGGGTTTTTCTTTGCCTAGAAGGTTCAAGCCATGGCGACTGAACTAGGCCCGATCCCGCTCTTCGGGATCGGCAATGTAGGCAAGTCCGTCAACGTCGATGCGCAGAAGCGGACGAACCTCTATGTCGAGGTCCAGCGCGACGCAGAGAAGGGAAACCTGACGCTGTACCCCACGCCTGGCCTGGAGACCTTCGTCAACTTCGGCGCATCCCCGTCGCGCGGCATCTACAAGATGGGGGATTTCCTCTACGTAGCGAATCGCTCCAGTCTCTGGCGAGTTGCCAACGACGGCGCGATGACCAATCTTGGCTCACTGATCACAGCATCTGGGCGGGTCGATTTCAGCGATAACGGCACACAAATCATTGTTGTCGATGGCGTCCACGGGTACATCTACAACACCTCGACGCTTGCCTTCGAGCAGATCACGTCGCCGAACTGGCCGGGCGCCTCGACCGTCACGTTCCTGAACGGCTACTTCGTCATCACCGAGCCGGACTCTGGGCGGTTCTACTGCTCGGCGCTGTATGACGGCCTGACCTGGGCAGCCCTGGACTTTGCAACGGCCGAATCGAATCCTGACGACCTGATCCGCGTCATGGCCGACAACGGACAACTCATCTTGTTCGGCCCGGAGACCACGGAGTTCTGGGGCGACTCGGGCGCGCTGGATTTCCCGTTTGCTCGTGTGGGTGCCGCAGCTATCGAGTGGGGCCTTGCCGCCCGCTGGTCGCTTGCAAAGTTCATGGACTCGACGATCTTCCTTCGCCGGAACCGTCTCGGTGCAGTTCAGGTTTGCACGCTTGCCGGCTACAACGCGGTGCCGGTGTCCAACCCGGAGATGGACTACATCTTCTCGAAGTACTCCGGCGTGGAGAACGCATCCGGGTTCAGCTACATGGTGAGCGGCCATCCGTTCTATCAGATCAACTTCCCGAGTGCGAATGAATCCTGGCTCTATGACGGGCTCACCAAGGCCTGGAGCAAGGTCCAGTCCGGCAAAGGACGCCACCGAGCCGAGATCCAACAGAACTACCTCGACCGTTCGTATGTGAGCGACTACGAGAACGGGAAGCTGTACTACTTCCGAGACGGCGCGTTCACCGATGACGGCGCGCCGATTGTTCGTGAACTGGTCACGCGGCATCAGTCCATTGGTCAGTGGAGCGTCTTCGATGAGGTATGGCTCGAGATGGAGGCTGGCGCTGCCGATCTTGTCGGCCAAGGCTCCGACCCGAAGCTGATGCTCCAGATCTCGAAGGATGGCGGGCACACCTGGGGCCGGGAAATCATGGTGCCGATTGGCAAGCAGGGCGAGTACCGGCGTCGCGCGGTGTTCCGCAATCTCGGACGTGCTCGTGACTGGGTGTTCAAGTTCCGCGTCACAGATCCAGTGAAGACGGTGTTCGTCGCTGCATGGGGAAGGGTTGGCAAATGAGCCAGAACTACGACTACCCGACCGATCAGCCCGTCGTCGGAGAAGACCGCCGCATCACCCCAGCGTGGGGGCAATGGGTGCAAAGAACGCACAACAACGCCCGCACCTTGCAGCAAAGCGGACCGACCGCAGACCGACCAACCACGGTGCTTTGGATCGGCCGATTCTTCTTCGATACCACTCTCAACAAACCGATCTGGATTCAACAGGTCAAGCCCACCGTTGTCTGGTGTGACGCCAATGGAGTCGCAGTTTGAGCATGAAATACTTTCTGAAGATCGCACAAAACATCAACGTCCTCCCGGTGCTGATGAAGCTGCAGCACAACCCCAACTTCTGGACGGCTGACACCTACCTTAGGACGTTCCCACAAGGCCCGTTCGGCGAGGTCGATAGCGTCATCTGCCGATTCCCGCCGCGAGCTGTCTGTGCGACACCGGAAGAGGCCGCAGCGCTCTTGGCAACGCCTGGCTACGACCAACACGAATGCGTCGATCAGGACATCTACGGGAAGCTGCCAGAGGTCCGCCAGCTCGTCATGAACCTGTTCGGGTTTGTGGGCGGCACCAGGCTAGGCCGCGTCATCATCAACCGCGTGAAGCCGGGCGGTCGCGTCTACAAGCATGCGGACACTATCGATCATGCGAACTACTGGCAGCGCCATCACATTTGCCTTCAGAGCGCCAACGGCGTGACGTTCACGGCAGGGGACGAGTCCGTGTGGATGGCTCCCGGGGAGGCTTGGTGGTTCGACAACGGCAAGGGCGGCCCTGATGACGTGCGCCCCGAACATGAAGTTGTCAATCAAAGCACGATTGATCGCATCCACCTCATTGTGGACATCAAGATCTGATGACGACCTTCTCCGTAGAAGACTGGTTCGACGTGAAGGACCAGATGGCGCATTTGTGGCCGCTTCACTGGGAAGAGGTCGCAGTCAACCGCGAACAGATCAAGCTCGACCCTGACTTCGACACATACGCAGCATTTGCCAACGCAGGCATGTTGCACATCGTCGTGGCACGTAAGGACGGGGAGGTGATCGGCTACCACTTCAGCGTGGTGCGGCCACATCTGCACTACAGGCAGAGCTTGTCTGCTTTCACGGACATCTACTTTTTAGCTCCGAACCACAGAACAGGCCGCACACCGTTGCGGCTTTTTCAATTCGTGGAGCAGACATTGAAAGCACGGGGCGTGCAGAAGATGTTCACCGGAACAAAGCTGTCACTCGACGCCGGGCCGTTGTTCGAGCACATGGGCTGGACCGAAACGGAACGGCTCTACATCAAGGTAATGGAGGACTGACATGGTTGCAGCAATTGGAGCCGTCGCCGGGGTGGCCGGCGCGGCGATCTCAGCGAACGGGGCAAAGAGTGCCGCGGGAGCGCAATCGGCGGCCTCCGAGCAAGCGTCGCAAGCTCAGATGATGGCTGCAGCTCAGATGCGAGCCGACCTTGCGCCGTGGACAGAAGCGGGCGGCGCTGCGCAATCGCGTCTCAATCAGTACCTCGGCATCGGGGGCGTGGGCAGCAGCGGCCGAACGTCGCTCGGTCTCTCGACTGGTCTAACGCCCGATCAGGTCCGACAGCAGTTGCTCAGCCGGTACACCCGGCAATCGACGGCGCCGAACGCTGCCCCGATGTATCGGTCAGGGCAAGAGGCAATCGACGCTCTAGGCCCACAGGGCGCCGGCGACTACTTCCAGAACCAGTCGAACGCAAGGCGTAACGTACTCACGAGCGATGGGGGCATCAACAGCGGCCAGCCCGGTATCGGTCCAGGCTACTGGCTCGACAACAACGATGCGACCGGCCAGCGTCGATGGGTCTCGACTGGAGCAGGGGATGCAGCCGGCCCCTCCACGACTACCGACGAGGAAGGCCTTCAGGCCGCCATTGCGAAGTACTACGAAGAGCAGGACGCGCAGAATGCAGCCGCAGCAGCAGATCCCACCTACGGCTCCCTTCTTCGCGCGTACCGTGACGGTGAGGAATTCAGCTTCACTGGCAAAGATCTGGAGAACGACCCCGGCTATCAATTCGGCCTGAACCAGGGCACGCAAGGGATCGAGCGTGGGCAAGCAGCGCGGGGCAACTTCCTCTCTGGCGCGGCGATGAAGGAGCTGAACCGCTTCAATCAGGACTACGCCGGCACGAAGTTCGACAATGCCTTCGCGCGCAACCTGAACACCTGGAACACCAACCAGACGGCCTACGACAACAACCGCAGCCGGATCTACAGCTTCCTCACCGGAGTTTCCACGCTCGGCCAGAACTCGGCCGCGCAGGTCGGCGCAGGCAATCAGCAGGCGGCTAATCAGATCTCCAGCAATGCGCTGGCAACCGGCAATGCCAACGCCGCCGCCTCTGTCGCGGGTGGAAACGCTTGGCAATCTGGGCTCAACACTGCAGCGAACAGCCTGCGGCAGCCATCGTCGGGAGCCAACAGCCCGAGCGGTTGGAATCTGATGCTCGCCAACCAGAACAGTGATCCTATCGGCAGCTTGAATTCTCAAATGAACTGGACCGGCTAATGGCTCAACTCGATCCCAACATAATCCTTCAGGCTGGCCGCGGTGTTGTGCCGCTGAAAAGCCAAAACGAGATCAACGAAGAGGCCGCTGTCGGGCAGATGCGTGCCCTGCAGTTGCAGCAAGCCCAGCAGGGGCTAAGCGATGAGCAAGCCACTCGCCAAGCCTATGCGGCCGGTGGAGACGTTGGAAAGACGCTGCAGGCCCAAGGTCTCTACAAGCCCGCCCTGGCCCATCAGAAGCTCCAGATGGACCAGCAGAAGGCCCAGGCCGACCGCGGCAAAGCTGCTGCAGAGGGGATGAAGCAGGGCGCGACGATGATCCTTGCCAATCCCACCGAAGAGAACGCGATCCGCACGCTATCGGAAACGGCGCAGCTATACGGGCTACCTGCCGAGATGGTGGACGGCGCCAAGGCCCGTATCTACGCGGCGCGCAACGATCCGAACCAGCTTCGACAACTCGCCCAGGGCTGGGGCGCCGATGCCGAGAAGGTGCTTGGAAAGTTCACTACGGAGAACCTGGGCGGGACCATCCAGACCCAGCGCACAAACCCGATCACGGGGCAAGTCGAGATCGCCAATGTGCAAGAGCGCACGCAGTCGCCGGACAGCCTGGCAAGCCAAGCCATCACCGTTCGAGGCCAGAACATGACCGATGCGCGGGCTCGTGACCTTGCTGCGCTGAAGTCGCAGGAGCTGAACCAAACGAAGCAACTTGCCGCCGACGCAAAGAACCTCGACCGCGTGGATAAGAAGGTCACTGCGTTTGCTACCCAGCTCGACAAGACCAACGTTCCTCAGTTCGAGAGCCTGCTAAGCGACATCGAAGCGGACATTGGCAAGTTCAAGGACATCCCGGGCTACGGCGGAATCATGGGCAACCTGCCGACCTTCCTCCAAACGGAAGAAGGCCGGGCGCTGCGCCAGAAGATCGCCACACTACGAAACCTGACCTTGAAGGACCGCTCTGGAGCCGCAGTCACCAATCAGGAACTGACGCGGCTGCTTGAGGAACTCGGCACCGGCATGCTCAAGACCGACGCCGACCTGAAGCGCGGCCTATCTGGTGTGCGGAAGAACCTCGACGCCGTGAAGCAAAACGTCGTCGCCGGGGTTGATGACGACACCTTGAACGAGTACCAGCAGCGCGGCGGCATGCCCCTGAAGCGTGGGGCGCAAACGAGCTCGGCGAAGCAACCGCTTCAACTGGGGATGCGCCGAAACGGCTTCATCTACAAGGGCGGCAATCCGAACGACAAATCCTCTTGGGAGCCAGAGCGATGAATCCATGGGAAGAGTCCTGGGACACCAAGGCCGTAAAGCTGTCGTTCGATGACGCTCTGAAAGCGGAGGGGGTCACGGGGAAGGCTGCTGACATTGCGCGCAGCATCTATCAGCAGGAGTCCAGCAGCGGCAAGAACACCAAGACCTCCAATGCGGGAGCCGTGGGGGGGATGCAGATCATCCCTGCGACGTTCAAGAGCGTGGCGGAGAAGGATTGGGACATCAACGACCCGTTCTACAACTCGCGCGCCGGCATCCGCTACGTCAAGCAGCTTTTCGAGAAGGCTGGCGGTGATCCCGCTTTGACCGCGGCAGGCTACTACGGCGGCCCGGGTGGACTTGAGAAGGCCCGGCGCGGGGTGGCCGTCTCCGACCCGCGCAATCCGAACGCACCCACCACGCTCGAGTACGGACAACAGGTTGCCGCTCGCCTGCCGAAAGAATCGGCGAGCGCCCCTGTGCCGAAGAGCTCGGCTGCGAAAATGCCATGGGAAGAAGAATGGGAGGCGCCCGTTGGGCCACAGAGGCGCGCAGGCGCAGAAGGCTCATGGGACGAAGAGCCGACAGCAGCCAAACGCGAAAGGACCATTCCCGAGCGCGCCATCAATGCGGTAGCGCGATTGAACCCGCTTGGGGGTCTTGTGGACATGGCAACAGGTGGTGAGGCATCCATCGGGGCCGCTCGAGGCATCAAAGACGTTATCGACACTGGCGCAGGGTATCTATCGAGGCTCGGGGGCGCGGATGAACAGGCGCGCGTCCAGGCGATGAACCAACAGGGCAAGGAAGACTTCGATCAAACCTATGGCGATAGCGCATCAGCGAATATGAGCCGCGTTGCTGGCAATGTTGTTGCGACCATCCCATTGACCAGCGCTCTCGGTGCGGGCACCGTAGCGGCCGGTCTCCCGCGGCTCGGCAACGCGATTGCGTCG